AGTCTGATGATTTGTGCTTCGTCTTCATCAACAACAATCTCATCTCCTACCTTTTTATAACCTAAAAATCTACTATAAGCAAATGAAACCTTACCAGCTTGAAACGATGCTCTTTTACCCCAAGTTACATTTTGACTAATGGACCTTGATTCTTCTTGGGCAATGGATGCCATAATCGTTAAGATTAATTCGCTCTTTGAATCAAGTGTCCATAAGTTTTCTTTTTCAAAGAATACTTCAACCCCTTTATCTTTTAACATTCTGACATACTTAATTGTATCAAGGGTGTTTCTGGCAAATCTAGATATGGATTTGGTGATAATCAAACTTATTTTACCTTCTAGAGCATCATCAATCATCCTATTGAAACTAACCCTTCTTTTAGTGTTCATGCCACTAATGCCTTCATCCGCATAAACATCAACATATATCCATTCAGGCTTACCTTCAATGTAGTTTTGATAATAACTGACTTGGGCTTCGTAACTTGAGTTTTGTTCTTCGGTATTAGTAGATACTCGAGCATATGCTGCAACTTTTAGTTTTTCTTTACTATTTTTAGGTAACTGGGTGATTGGATCAAGTGTTGATGGTATGATTGTTACTTTTGCCACTAGCTGTTACCTCCTTTACCTCTTTTTAAATAATGGACTTTGGCCATTGCCCTCATTTCATCAGTCCATGATTTACTTCTTGATTCGTATTTCCACTTAAACACTTTATCCTTACCCTCAACGATTTGAAACAAAAGCTTATTATCAGGGAGTACGACTATTTGTTTAACTTCCGCTTTAAACCGTTTCAAATCAAACGTTTCAACATTTAATACCTTGTTTGCTATTTCAATGATTTTGTTCTCTGGTACTTGTTTAGCATCGCATGCTTCTTTACCTTTAGTTCTTAAAGTGGAACACATCCAAACAACATTATATGGTGTCTTTTTATAGGTATATGCTTTACCACATTTACCACATTTGATATAACCTTTAAATAATGTCTTTTTCGTTTTATCTAAGTTGATATCTTTAGTTTTTAACCTTCTCATCTTTTGAGCATCATTAAAAGTAACTTTATCGATAATCGCTTCATGAGCATTTAAAACAAGATATTTATTATACTCACCATTATTAATGCACATGGTTTTGGTTAAATGGTTATCTCTATAAGTCTTTTGTAAGATAAGGTCACCTGTATAGTTATAATTGGTAAGGATTTTAATGACCGATGAACGATTCCATTTCTTAGTCTTATATGGTTTAATTCCTTGATAGTTTAAGATATCACATATACGTTCATCGGCATTTCCTTCTAAGTATAACTTGTAAATTAGTCTTACAGTTTCTGCTTCATCTTCTACAACATAAAGTTTCTTATCTTTAAGAGTGTAACCAAGTGATGAATTACCTCCCCATATTAAACCAGCTTTAAAATCTTTACTTATTCGCCACTTCATATTTTCTGATACACTTCTTGATTCTTCTTGTGCGAAAGTTGCTAGAAATGTAAGGATCATCTCACCTTCACCACTATTGGTGTGGATGTTTTGCTCCTCAAAATAGACATCAACATTTAAGTCTTTTAATTCTCTTACTACTTCAAGTAGCGTTACTGTGTTTCTCGCAAACCTAGATATCGACTTTGTAATAATCATATCGATCTTTCCAGCCCTTGCGTCTTTAAGTAAAGCTTGAAATTCATCTCTTGAATCTTTAGTTCCAGTAATTGCTTTATCTGCATAAACACCAACAAATTCCCAATCATGTTTACTTTGGATTAGTCTCTTGTAATATGAAACTTGAGTAGCTAATGAATTAAGCATCGCTTCTTTTCCAGAGGAAACTCTAGCATATGCAGCTACTTTTATTCTTTTAGGTATTATTGGTATTGCTTCAATTTTGGTAATTACCATATTCATAAAGTTTCCTCCTTTCTTTTTGCGGTACTATATACATCACTTATTAGCCTTCCTTAGTCAAGTCTTTTTCGATATTAAGTGGACAATCTTTGATGCAATTTAAATATCTTTCTTTTATATTTCTGTTTTTTGTTTATTGTTCCAATAATCCCATCTACATCTATCACTACAAAATTGTTTTATCTTCTTACCCTTTACGGATGTAATCTTGGAATTACAGTTTTTACAGTTTCCATTTAAGAGTTCCACTTCATTTATTTCTTTGCAGATAGTTCTAACCTCTTTAACTGAAATAGATAAAGTGTTTGCTATTTTTACGAAACCATAGCCTGCTTTTTTTAATCTGGTAACTTCTCTTTTTATTGTTTCCATAATTTAATCCTCCTTTTAATTACTAATGGCAACATTTATTAAATCCTAAATAACCCCCCAACGATTTGTTTGATTTTTAAAGACAAGTATTCATTCACATTTACTTAATAAAACGGACACTTCAAATCGTTGAGCCCTTTTAGCAAATAATTAACGCACTTATCTCTAACCTTAAACCAATCTCAAAATATAAAATCAAATTTTTAAAAATTCTCTCTCCCATTTTTTAAAGGCCCCCCATGCGGTACCCTTAGGATTGATCTGCTTCAGTCCTGGGGGGCTATAATTCAAAAACGACTCTTTCATATTCAATGTTAAATTTATTAAAATTGTCGTCATTTAATAAGTGTTTTTTAACTATAAAATCAAATAACTTTCCAATTAACGGATACAAATCAGTATTTGCATCGCCTAAAACTCTAAGTTTTTGTGATTCATACGTTTTTGCATGTGTAAATTCTTCTCTTAATAGTTTTAGATACTTCCATTCTTCGTCTGTCAAACCAAATAATTGATTATTCATCTTAAGTTCTTTTGCTTCAAATAACTTTCTAGCTTGAAAAACAAGCATTTGATTAACCATCATTGACATATCTTGATAGACAATTAATTTTAGAGATTCTTTTAATTCTTCCTTTGACATTAACTTTGTCTTTATATCAATTTTATTATTAATAGCATTTGCTAATAATACCGCTCTAATAAAGTTTTCTTCTAAAGTGTGCATAGTAATTTACCCCTTATTTTTATTTTATCATTCAAGGTATAAAATTACCATTTTCGTCAAAAAAAACTTCCTTCTTTTTAAATCTTCCGTGTTCCTTATTATGACAATCTCTGCACAACAACTCTAAGTTATCCTGATTAACACTAATATTACTATCAATTACATTATCAATAGTTAATCTTATTTGATGATGTACCTCTTCACCTAAGGCACCACAACGCTCACACTTGCCCTGTGTTGCGTTTATTTTAATAGTTCGAGCAAGTTGCCAAGCTCTTGATTTATAAAACCTGTGTAGTTCTTTTGGTTTTCTAATATAAAATCAGTCCTTTATGTTTTATATAAATTAAAAAGGAATCATATTAATAGACTCCTTTTCTTTTAAAATTATTCTTATTGTTTCAATATTTCCTAGTTCTATATATCTTTTCTTTCGTTTCATTCTCTTGAATATATCTTGAGTATTCACCATCAATTTCTGCCTTAATTTCACTAGATGTATATTTTTGATAAGTGTCAAATACTTTCTTCCAGACTTGATATCCTTCATCAAAAATATTTTTATGATTCAAAATTGTTTTATTTATTGCTTTAATTTGTCTATAAGTAAATATACAACTCAAATTCTTGTGGTGATATTTAAATAAAAAACAAACAAAATCTTTGAACTTATTATATACAGAATCTATAAAATCACACTTTTCTTTTTTGGTGATCGATAGCATATAACTGTCCACATTAGGTTTTGGAATAAATTGGTTTCTGTTTATTTCCATCAATACTTTAAACTCATATTTTGGCATGTAAAGCAAATTTTTGATGGAAGGTTTTGTAATGCTAGCATACTTTAAAGCAGCTTCTTTTTGCAAAATTAAACAACATTCTTTAAAGTGTAAGTTTGTTTCTAAGATTTTATTAATAATTTTTGATGTTATCTGATATGGTATATTTGATACTATTTTATACTCTTCTTCAAGTATTTTATATTTTAAGAAATCACCATATACAACCTTAATGTTTGGATACTCTTTTGTCAGTTCATTTAAAACTTTAATGTTCTTTGAATCTAATTCAATAGCAATTACTTTTTTACATGATTTTGCTAGAACTTTAGTTATAATACCTTTACCAGCGCCTATTTCTATAACAACATCATCTGAATCTAAATTGCATTTTCCTACAATTTTTTCGACAAACTTTTCATCATAAAAATAGTTTTGTGAATATTTAATATTCAGTTGTTTCATTATTAACCTCGTTTTCCTTCTAATAAAACTACGAGGCTATCATGATTTGGATTTAATAGCCTCTGAGGCTATCTATCAACTACTGCTATACTTGTCATTTTTTTAACTCCTTCATCTCATATTCTTTTAAAGTATATCATTAAATGGCTATAGAAGCTAGTGTATAGACTATTTGGATACTAATTTTTTTTGTTCCCATATGCTTCCTTTAATTCTTTTGCTTTTGAAGTTACCTGTTCCCACTTAACGTTTAGATCAATACGGCCAATATGACCAAAGTGTGAAAGTTCTCTAAACTTAACATTATCTAGTTCAAGTTCTTTTCTAATGTTTGATGGACTAAAATCAAAGTGAAGCTTGAGCAATTTTAATAGGTCTTCATCTTTTGTTACGCCTGTTTCAAAAGTATCTAAATAAAGTGATACAGGCTGCGCAATGCCGATTGAATATGCGACACCAATTTCACAACGCTTAGCAAGCCCAGCTTCAACAAATGCTTTAGCTGCGTACCTTGCATAGTAAGCTGCGCTCCTATCAACCTTTGACGTGTCCTTACCACTAAAGGCTCCACCACCATGATGAGAAAAACCACCATAGGTATCTACGATTATTTTTCTACCAGTTAGACCTGTATCAGCTTCTGGACCACCAATGATAAACTCACCAGTTGGATTTATTAGAATATTGATATCTTCAATGTCCCCAAATAACGGTTTTAAGATTTCATCTAAGATTACTCTATTAACTTCGGTTTGATTTGCATACTTTCTAGTTTGAGCCGAGACAACAATTGTTTCAATCGCTCTTGGTTTATCGTTTTCATATGAACAAGTAACCTGACATTTACCATCCGGACCAAATAAATAAAAGTATTTACTATTTCTAATTTCTTTAAACTTTCTAGCAATTGCGTGTGCTGCTGCAAGTGGTAGTGGTATGCATTCTTTTGTTTCATCGGTTGCATAACCATACATCATACCTTGGTCGCCTGCACCTTGTGCTTTATCGAACTTTTCATTTACCCCTAAGGCAATATCTGGTGATTGTTCTGAAAGATGAACTAAAACATCAAACTTCTCTTGATAACCTATATCTAACAGCACCTTTTGTGCTATTAACTTATAATCAACTTTAGCAGTCGTTGTTACTTCACCAAATATAAACACCTTGTTTCCTTTGATTGCAGTTTCAACTGCTACCCTTGCGTCTATATCTTCTTTTAATAGTTCGTCTAAGATCGCATCACTGATCTGGTCACAGACCTTATCTGGATGTCCTTCAAAGACTGACTCACTTGATATGTATTTTATCATTTTTGAAATTTCCCTTCTGTTTGTTTTTAAAACTCACTTGAGTGTAAGTCCCCATAAGACTTAAAAAGGCCACACGTTGGAACGTGGAGCCTAAGTGTTTGAAGATAAAAGCTATTTAAAGCCGTTAATCTTATTTAATTTTCCATGCTGTGTAAACTGACCTGTAACTTGAGTCCCAAGTATCTAATAACTTACCATCTTTAATACATGCGATATGTTTTGCAAGTTTAACGACATAGGTTCCCTCTTTGAAAAACTCTGCAAAGTCATCAACTTTAACTCTTGGTTCACCTTTTGGCACCTTTAGAATGATTCTGTCATAAGCTTTTAAATACTCATAAATGAACTTTGTTTCCTTGTAACTTCCAAAGCCCAGTTCTTTTTTACTTTTGTTTAACTCTCTTCTTGATTCCAAGTAGTCTTTATCAAATGCTAGTGCAACTGCTCTTACAACACAGTCGGTTGTATGTAGTCCTTTTGGATGAGGATTGCTATATTCAAATACGCTCATCACAACTCACCGTTTAACCATTTCACTAATTCTCTACTTGAGTTTGTAAGCAAGACTGGTTTATCAAAGAAATCATCAACACTATAAATTGCATACTTATCATCTTCCCAAGGTGAGTCTATTTGTATTACAAGTTGAGTTGCACCATCTTTAATGTTTGCAATTCTAAAATCATCATAGAGTGGACCACTCATCGGACAATTGTTTTTAAACCAAACATACATGTTATTTAAATCAACTTTACCACCATCTTTTATTTGCTTGATGATGTTACCCATCTTCTTAGTTTTGTTCTTTAAACTTGTATCACTACAAAACCAATCATACCAACCAGCATCAATTTGAACCTTAACATCTAAGCTTTCAAATTCATTATTATTAAATCTTTGAATCCAAGTTCTAAGTGGTATTCTTTTATCAGTCATGACGAACCTCCACAACATGGCATCTTCTTAAAAAGGCTGAGTATCTTGCATATCCATACCCTTCTGATTGAACTAAGATACCATAATCAATGCCTTTTGCTGTTACATAAATTGCATGCCATATATTATTTTCATCAACATACATTAAATTCTTATGTTCTTCAATGAAATCATAATCGGCTAACATGTCATCTAAAAACTTATTAAACTTACTTATTGGTAGTTCAACTACTGTTTCAATTACGAAATCATCCTCTGGAACAATCTGTTCTTTAAATGCTTTTCTTTCAAATTTAACCTTCATAACTTTTACCTTCTTTCTTTTAGGTTACTACTATATATAAATAAAAGAAGCCAAATAGCAAGTAAATTTTTCACTATAGTGACTTTATTTAAAGATTAAATTCTAATATCTCACTTAATGGCGTTTTAACACCTTCACGGATTCTATAAAAGCCATCGTTGTTACCTTCTTTATAGCGGACAAATCGCTTTATGATAACATCAACAAACTTTTCATCAAGTTCCATGAGATAAGCAGACCTACCAAGTTGATCAGCTGCAATCAAGGTAGAACCACTGCCTCCAAATAGGTCTAACACCGTCTCGTCCACTCTTGAGGAGTTTGCTATTGCTTTACCTACTAATTCAAGTGGTTTCATCGTTGGATGCTCTTCATTACGCTTTGGCTTGTTATATTCCCAGATAGTATCTTGCGTTCTATCATCAATAAAATAATGTGCAGCGCCTTCTTTCCAACCATAAAGAATTGGCTCATGTCTCCAGTGATAATCTTGCCTACCTAATACTAGGGCATTCTTAACCCATATTAAACACTCAGCGAGTTTGAAACCTGCATTTTTATATGCATTTCTAAAGTTTAATCCTTCAGTATCAGCGTGGCATACATAAATTGCGCCACCCTTTTTTGTGTTTTCAAACATATTAGTAAATGCGTCTAACAAAAAAAGATAGAATGTACTATCTTCCATTTTGTCATTTTGAATTTTACCAGCTGTTCCTTCATAATCAACATTATATGGTGGATCGGTAAAGATCA